ATGCCACAGTCCCGTCACCGTCCCGATGGCCTTGCTCCATGTAGTAAGGGCGGTATTGCGGAGCGTAGAGGGCACGGTCTTGTGTGGGCGCACCGTGACCACCGTGCTGCTCGTGTAGGCTGTTATTATGCACCTCACATAATCACCAGTAGAGTCCGTAAGGGTCACTCCGTCGCCCACGTCACTACTCGAAAAATAGGCCGCGCTCGCCGTGAGAGTGAGGTCTTCGTCATATGCCCACGTCGTTCCACCAGACAGCGTCATTGTCATCGAGCCTGTGTTACGCCCGTCATATGTGAGAACAGAGTCCATGAACACGGCGTCAACGATATCCGTTATCTGCCGTGTCTTCATCCGCTCTATGTAGCGAACTGTGCGCCCGTTGATAGTGCGCTTGACAATGAAATACGGCGCGTCCTGCGCGCCTTCGGGAACAACTGCTACTTTCTCGAATGTTCCGTCTGTAGTATGCCTGTGCCATCCAAAGACCTGATGCTTGCGAAGATATGTCAGCCCGAGGAGCGTGCCGTCACTGCGGATTATCCAGACAATGGAGTGCGGTATCTGCTGATATGCCCAGTCCGTGAGCGTATAGTTGTCAAAGAGGTGGGACGAGAATATGCTCAACTCATTCCCACGGTAGCCGTCTGCCTCGAAGTCAAACGCCAAGTCCCTTACCACGGAGCCCCGTGCCTGCACATACAATGCCGAGCCGTCCACCTCAAGAGGACGCAATACGCCGGAGCCATTGGACGTGTGGTGTTTGGGGTTGATGCCTGTAGGCGTGAGAATGTTGGCAGAGTTGCCTTCTACAGACCACTCCCCGCTATCGGTAAACATTATCAATTTGCCGATATCGAGAAGATGCTTGATGGAGTTTACCTCTCTACCAACAATGGAGAACGTAACCGCGTCGTCATCCTGCAGCGGAGACGAGACATTGAAGTTCTTACGCATGCCAGTCCTGCTTGTCCACACGCCCTCTGTGTTGTTGGTGGTGTTGGCGTAGACCATTCTCTGTTGATAAAAGGCGGCAGTGGCGGGATAGTTGCCTGTACCCTTAAACGGCTGTCTATCGGCAGGAGGAAAATTGGCGAAGTCGGGAGTGAACCCCTCGTCAAAAAATGACAAGTCAAGACTCGTCCCTATCCAACCATACATACCGTTCTCTTTACGATAGATATTATATTTAGAGGCATTGGGCACCTCATTCCATGCTATCTGTATTTGTGCACCGCCGGGAGTGGGCTTGATTACATTATAAATCTTTACATAACGCCTATTGGTCTGCCCTCCGCCTGTATATGTTCCAAATCCTGTGCTATCAAGAGGAACCGTGAAATCATTAAGGCTTGTGTAGAGTTCGAAAGTGGTAGGTGTTAATAGTTTAATATTATATCTGTTGCCATTAAGTTCTGTCATGCCACCAACATTACTAATATCTACATTGTTACCATCGTCATATGTCGGAGAAGCACCTGATGTAGTTACAACAGCAGGACTTGCATTCGTAATACCCGTTATCGTTCTTGCGGGGTCATATCCTGCCAAAGATTCCTCACCAGTTTCACCGTCAACCGCGGTTACTTTATATTTTACATTCACTGTCCCAGCAGAACCTGACCCAACAAGATTTAACGGTCTGCCTATCGTAGGCCCGAATGTTATATCCGTCAATGTCCATGATGTGTCACCAGTGCGGGCGAGTTCTTTCTGCGGATAGTTGTTGTGGACGATGGTGATGATGTCAGCCGACTGAGTATACTGCAGTGTAGACAGGTCTGCCGTGACATAGGGAGTGACTATCTCATAGACCTTCGCTGCCGTGCCTCCAGACGTATAGGCACCGTAACCTGTGGCATCAATGTTGGTGCCCCCGAGGTCTTGCAATTCGAACGTATTGGCGGTCACGTTGGCGACCTTGAAGTTGCGGCCATTCAACTCCGTCATGCCGCCTACTCCTGCGACCTTGACCTCGTCACCGTTGGAGTATCCATGGCCTGTCACTGTGAGAACGCAGGGATTGGCCTGCGTAGCGCCTGTGATATTCTGCGCCGTCTCGGTCAACTGCACGCCGTTCTTGTGGACACGCATATACAGGTTGCCGAACTCAAGTATGTATGTCTGCGAATTGTTGAAGATGAAAGGTATCAGGACGGTCTCAAGAGAGGAGTCCTTGACCTCGGCGATGAACTCGGTGCCAGGACGGTTCTGCACACCACCGTGGCGCATGACCTGAAAGTTGAGACAGGTGCGAAGGCCCGTGGCATACTTCACCATGTCCACCCGCCCCCAAAGGGCAGGCGTCACCTCACCAGAAGAAAAGGAAAGTTGGCGGACGTTTGCCATTATTCCCTCGCTCTGATAAATTCAGACTCTGGTTCCTCGTCAGGCTGTTCCTCATTGAACGCCCTTGACACAGCCAAAGACAAGCTTAATACATACATCCTTCTTGCCTCCTGACCGAGTTTGAACTGGTCGCCCTTGCTCAAGCGTGGGGCCATCATGCTTGCGAGATAGTAAGAGAACGCCAACACGAAGTCCGACGTATAGGTGCTCGGGTCGTCATTCTTCGCCGTGTATTCTATCTCGGCATCCTGCTCATCCGTATAGATGAGTTTGCCCGTAGTGTCCGCTCCGAGTTTATACGGCGCACGGCTCTGCCTCGTGTCGTTGCGGAGACCAGACAAGATGCGGTGTATCGAAAGACAGTCAGACGGATAGCGGTAGGAATACCCCCACTCCGTAGTAGGCTCTTCAGCCACAAGCGCAAGCGTAGCGAACTTCGTGGAGAACGGCCATGGGAAGTCACGCAACACCGCATCTCTGGCATAGTCGTAATACAGCCTCGCTGTGATGGCCTCCTCGCTCGACTCTGTGGTAAGGTTGGCTACAGGCTTGTCAATGCCAAGGTGTCCCAGCGCAAGGTTTACTATGTCTACCTTGGAAGACATTAGAACCTATTATCCCCATCGGCCACCTTGACCACCTTCTTCTTGCCCTTGCCCTTTGCGGGCAGGAGACCGTCAGCCTCAAGGTCTTCCTTTGACGGCTCGCCCGGGGCAGGAGTCTTCGGGATGTTCTCGTCTACCCTCTCCATCCAAGTCTCGGAGAAATGTGAGGGGTCGAGAAGGTCAAAGACATCGCCCGGCTTACGCAGGACGAGGTTGTAGTATCCAGAATATGTCCTTCCAGATATCGGTTTAGCCTTTACTCTCATATCTGCCTCCATGAAAAGGTGGTGGGGGTTTTGAGCCCCCACCGTTTAAGGTTGCTTACTGGATGTTATAGTTCTTGGGGTAGACCACGTCGTTCTGAACCATGTTGGCAGGAACCAGGAACGCCGTGAGCGTGCCACTCGGGGTCGTGCCGCCAAGGGTATAGTTCAGACGAAGATACCTGTCTGCCGAACCGTCGGCAGGAAGCATGATGACATACTTCGTTCCGGCTGCGTCACCACGGGTAAGAGTCCTTGATGCTATTACCGTGGTAGGGTTAGTTGTCGAGCCGGTCTGCACGTCCACCTGATAGGTTTCATCACCGGTGGTGCCATCAAGGGCAACATCCACGGTAACGACCACAGCCATAGGCTCGCCTATGCCAAGGTTTCTGTCCACGCCAAGGTCAATGACGTTGGTAGAGACGGCAGTTGCCGTGAGGGCCTGCGCGTCACTGAAAAGGTTCTGATTGTCTACATACATGATATATCCTCCTGAAAGGTTATGGTTTATTAGGCTACGAGGCTCTCCGTCTCAAGAATGGAGTCAACCATCCTTACCGGAATACCGAGGAAGGACAGGTCGTTCATTATCCTTCTGCCAAACTGGTCAAGGCCAGCCTCAATGCCAAGGACGTTAGTGGCCTTTTCCATGGCAAGGACGCGGAGATGAGACATCACAGTCCTGTTGGCATAGAAGGTCAGCCTTACGCCCGTGGGGTTCGGTATCCTGTCAATCGCCCTCGACATGAGTTTGATTATGGACGTGGATGCCGTGGGAGCCTGCGTTGCCGTAAGACCAACGAGGTCGGAGATGTCAACGTTCGCTATCCTCACAGCGTATCTCCAGTCCTTCACGGCAAGGCCGGGCTTCCATACCCACCTGTCCATGTAGGCGCGATAGCGGTTATTGTTGGCATCGAACTCGTCACCCTCGCCAAGGTCCTGATGGACAAGGCCGGCCGTGGAGCCCTTGGGGTAGATGCCACATATCTCGTTCTCACCCCAGCCTACGAGCCAAATGGACGTGTTGTCGGCACCAGCGCCGCCAGCGAGAAGTATGTTGCTTCCGTTTTTGGCGGCTGTAGCGGCGTATCTTGGAGCAAGCCCCGTAAACTCCTCGGGGGCCGTGCCGGAGTTGCCGTAGAAGAGTTTGCTGGAAAACTCCTGGTTCATAGCCTCGATAAAGGCCATGGCCTCGGAGAGCCTCGTGGCGTTTACGTTGCCATTGAGGTTCGCTATCTCCACGTCAACGGAACTTCTGGCCTCAAGGAGACCGCAAGCCTCGTCTATCTGAGCCTTGGTGCTCTTGCTGTTCGGAACACCATTGTTCAGGAGCCTCCACGTTACCGTGGGAAGTCCCGTTCTTACCGTCACACGGTGGCCCGTGGGAAGGTTGCCCTCCCGCCAGAGCATATCCGTAAGCACGGCGTTCCTCTGCGCGAGCAGTTCTATTACAGTTGCTACCGAGCCATCAGGGTTGAGGCCCTTCGCAATATCCGAAAGCGTCATTACGCTATTGCCTATTGTAGCCATTATAAAAACCTCCTATTATTTGGAAGCCGATGACGGATACAGAATATCCGCTGCCGACTTTTTACCACCTACCTGTGATTTGGCAGTGACAAACTGGTCATCTGACATGGCCTTCCCGATGCGAACAAAGACACGCACGACCTCGGGGTGATTGCCAAACCCCGTATCCTTGAGCGTCTCCTTGAACTCCTTGGAGCCGAACTTGTCGATGACACGCTTGGCGAGAGTGACATTCTTTTTGAATTCATCGCCGCCAATCTCCTTGTCGTTCTCTGCCTCTTCGAGCCACTTGGCCCTTATCTCCTCTACCTCCTGCATCTGTGCGTCTCTGTAGGAAACGATGGCCGCCTCTTCGCGTTCCAGCATCTCCTG